ATGCAGGGAAGCACGCGGCTGACGGTGGTGGAGAACCGGTAATGGTCTATCCGCAACTTAGCAGTGGGAGCCTGGCGCAGTTTCCGATCCGGAAACAGCAACTGCAGCGCACGGTAGTGAACGCGGCCCTGGATGGGAGCGCCATCCGGCTGGCGGACCCGAATGGGGCCAGCACGCAATGGGTGTTGAGCTACGCGGGGCTGACGGACAGCGAACGCGAAGCGCTGGAGACTTTTTTCGAAGCGGCAGAGGGATCACTCAACGCGTTCACGTTCCTGGACCCGACGGCGAACCTGCTGGCCTGGAGCGACCATTTGACGAATGCGGTATGGCAGGCCGCGCCGTTGCTGACGCTGACCGGTGGCGCAGCGGACCCGGCGGGCGGTACGCTGGCGTGGAAACTGGCGAACAGTGGCGCGGGCACGCAGAGCATTTCGCAGACGCTGCAAGCGCCGGCCGGATACGAGTATTGCCTGAGCATGTACTTGCGGGCGGACCAGGCGACCACGGTGACATTGCTGGCGGGGAGCCAGCAGACGGAACAGCCGGTGACGACGGGGTGGACGAGAGCGGCGTTCACGATGGCCGGAGATCCGACGGCAAGCTCGATTACGTTCGGAATTCAACTGGCGGCGGGGGCAACGGCGTACGTGTACGGGATACAAGTGGAGGCACAGGCGGGAGCGTCGGAGTACAAGTCGAGCACGACAGGCGGGGTATACACGAATGCCCGCCTCGCCACCGATGAACTGGCGGTGACGACAACGGGACCGGGACAGCACACATGCACGGTGAACATTATCAATGTCAACAACGCCAACAATCTTTAATCTGAAAGAGCAGGCCGTCACGGACACGCCGCTGCTGTTGTTCGACTGCACGCTGGCGAACGGGCAGACGGATTCCTGGTGCACGCACGGGGTGACGGTGGGGGCGACCACCTACGCGGCGCGGGTGCTGCAGCAGAACGTATTCGAGATGCAGACGGCTTCGCAACAGGGCGTGGACGGAATTCCGAAGATTTCGCTGGTGCTGGCGAATGCGGACTCGCATTTCTCGGAGATCGAGCAGCAGACCGGCTGGAAAGGCGCGACGTTGACGGTGAGTTTTCTGTTCTACGATCTGCCGAACAATGCGCCGGCGACGGACGCGAGCGTAATCTTCCAGGGAATCTGCAATCCTCCGGACGAGATCCGGCAGGCGACGTTCCGGATCACGGCGACCAACGTCATGAATCTGCAGAGACTGCTGATGCCGGAGGTGCGCATTCAGCGGATGTGCCCTTGGGATTTTCCAGCGACAGAGGCCCAGCGAGTGGAGGCCATCGACGGCGGAGCGAGCGGGCAATATTCGCAGTTTTACCCCTGCGGATACTCGGCCGGAGAGACCGGCGGCACCGGGAACCTGAACAGCGGAATGCCCTTCACGGCGTGCGGTTACACGCGCAGCGATTGCCAGGCGCGCGGGATGTGGTCGAACTTCGGAGGGATCGAGTTTGTGCCGCCGGCGATTTCCGTGCGGAGCTACGGGGCGGGCAGCAATACGACCTCGGCGGTATCGGTGAACGCGGCAGAGTACAACGATTTTGTCCCGATGGTATATGGGACGGTATGGTACAACCCGCCGGTGGTATTCGCGCGCAACGACGGCAACCTGACGCGGATGGAAGTGCTGTTGGGGATAGGGCAAATGCAGGGCGTGATCACGGTGCTGGTGAATGACGTGGCGATCCCGTTAGGGGTGGCCGGGACCAACATGACCGGAACCGGCTGGTATAACGTGATCACGCTGGGAACGCGTACGGGAGCGTTCGACATGAACTTCACCGATGCGACCGGGCAGCCGGCGGGCGACCCGTATGGCAGCATGGCGTATCTTTCCGTGGTGGTACCGACTGCTCTGAACAACGGGACCTCGCTGCCGGAAGTGCAGGTGCTGGCACAGGGGCTGATCCTGCCGACTTACGCCTCCGACGGGACGGAGACTGAGGCGCAATTCACGAATAATCCCGCGTGGATTCTGCTGGACCTGTTGCGACGGATGGGGTGGAGCACTTCCGAGATCGACATCGCGAGCTTCGCTGCGGCGGCGGCATATTGCGACGAGCAGATCAACACACTGGATTTGAATTCGAACCCGATCACGCTGGCTCGATTTCAATGCAACTTCGCCTTGCAGAAGGCCCGCAGCGCCGGCGATCTGGTGCGGGGCGTGCGCAATTCCTCACGGTTGTTGATGACGTATGAGGCGGGCGGCCTGGTGCAGTTGCGCGTAGAGGACACGATTGCCAACGAGGCACCCACACAGGCCGCGTGGTCGAATAGCACCGAAACACTGAACGGCGGCTGGCCGAGCTATGAGTTTGGCGACGGCAGCACGGGCGTTTCAGGAATTCTGCGGAAGCCAAGCGGTGAACCGAGCGTGCGGGTGTTTTGCAGAAGCATTGCGGACACGCCTAACCAGTTTGTGGTGGAATTCCAGGACTCGTTGAACCAGTATCAGCAGGACAGTTACACGCTGGTCGATCCGGACGATGTAGCGCTGTGCGGGCAGGTAGTGTCGACGACGCTGGCGGCGATTGGGATACCGAATTTCGACCAGGCGGGGCGGATGCTGAAGGTGAACCTGGACAAATCCGTACAAGGTAACACCTATATCGAATTTGAGACCAGCGTGCAGGCTTTTGGAGTGCGGCCCGGCGATTTGATCACAGTTACTTACTTGAAAGAAGGCTTCCAGCGGCAGCCATTCCGAATTCTGAAGATCGCTCCGGGGATGAATAACCGGATCACCACGATTACGGCACAAATCCACGACGATGCGTGGTACGCCGACAGCAACGGGCAATCGACCACGGGAATTGGCGGAACGCCGCAGGTCAATTCGGGCATTGGAGTACCGCGACCCCTGGTAGGGAGCGTGGTGGATGCGAACGGCGACATTCAGTTCGGCGTAGCAGAGACATCGACGATGAACAGCGATGGCACGGTGAGCGTCAACCTGGCGGTGAGTTTTGTGCCACCGGCGACAGTGGTTGCGGCGGGTCCCCCGGTTCCGCTGTTGAGCCTGGCGGTTCAATTGAGCACTGGCGGAACGCTGACCAGCGGGCAGACGCTTTACTATGCGGTATCGGCCCTGGACAGCGCGGGCGACGAAAGTCCGCTCTCCTTTGTGGTGATGGCGCAGATCACGGCGGGCCAGAACAGCGTAACGCTGACGGGTTTGAGTTTCGGATCGGCGGTGAGCGGGTTCAACGTGTACCGTGGGCAGACGCCGGCGGAGATGTTCCGAATCGCGACAGGGCAGGCGGTGGCGGCCCAATTCACCGACTCGGGGCTGGCGGAGCAGCCGATACCGCCCGCCGATCCGAATTACGATCACGCCAATTTCTACTGGAGGATGGAACTGCAATCGGAAGAGGGGGCTACGGTATATTCCGCAACCACGGTGGGGAATGGCGCACTGCAGATGGCCGTTAACGGATACCGCGGAATGACGGCGCGAATCACTCGGGGGACAGGCGCGGGCCAGGAGCAGACAATCGCAGCGAATACTGCGACGACTCTGACCGTGGCGCCCGCGTGGACCGTTCCACCGGACGCGACCAGTTTCTTCGTGGTGGCTGAAGCCGGGTGGCATTTCGGGGCACTGGCGGCGAGCAGTCCTGCGGACTTCGAAGTTCCCAACCAGGCGGGAGAGGTTGTGGAGGTGACTGGAAGGGCGGCCAACGCCAACAACATAGAATGCCCGGCGGCCATCTCGCTTGTCACCCGATGGCAAATCGGCGGAGGAGGATCGGGCGACAGTGCGGCGCCGGCGCAGCCCACGTTCGCGATGGGGGCCTCGCCCCTGGGTGGCGCCGCGCAACTGAGCGCAGTGTCGTTCAGCGACCTGTCGAACACGCACAGCATTTCGTCCGGGACGCTGACTTTGCACTACTGGAACGAACTCGCGGGGCAGCCGTCGGTCACCCTGGCGGCGGCGGTTGCGGCGACGGATCAGACGCTTACCCTGAGCGCCGCGGGCGCGGCGACAGCCGGCGCGTTTCTCCAACTGGACGGGGAAGTAATGCAGGTAACGGCGGTGGGCAGCAATGGCCTGTCGTATACCGTGACGCGCGGTATGCATGGCAGCGCGGCAGCGGCCCACGCGGCTCAGGCGCCGATTTATACCCTGACCAGCGCCACGCTGATCGCTCCGTTTCCGCCGCAATTCTTCGGCACGCCATACAGCGGAAGCTGGCTGTTTCCCATTGCGTTACCGGATGTGAGGGTGGCGAGCGCGGAGTTATATGTTACTAACGACTGGGGAAACAGCCCGACTGCCAGCATTTGTCTGACGAACAACGACGACAATGGACTGCGCACGCTTTCGGGCGGTCAGTATACGATCCAAGTGGGAGGGTGCCTGGCGGTAGACCAATCAGCCGCGCCGCCGCTGGTGGTGGAGGCTTCGCACTCCGTGCGGGATGTGTTTGCAGTGCTGGGCACGGCGGCGGACGCGGCTGTGGAAGTTCAGTTGAATGTCAACGGCGGTACTTACTGCACGACGACTATTCCCGCGGGGCAGTTGGTGTCCACGGTGGTCTCCGGGTTCACCTTGCCACCGCTGGCTGCACAATCGCAAATCACCCTATCGGTGGTTTCGGTAGGCCAGACCTATCCTGGGGCGGACCTCACGGTCCTGATTCGACTCTGATGCCGAACCCACTTACCAAGCTGGCACCTGACGGTGATCTGCAATGCTACTTTCAGGAGCCCACCGCCGTGGCGGCTCTTAGCGGAGCGACGGCCAACGGGTTCACGGTATCGGGCTGCTGGCGGCAGCCATTCGACTGGGCAGTGGTGGAATGGAACCGGGACAACGTATTTGAGCATCCGGCGCTGAGAAACCTGCCGGATGGAGATCTTAGCGGCATTCAGCTCTGCTACACGGAAAGCCGGACAAATTGTATGGCGATGGACTCGACGGTGTACGATTCGGTCGGGTGGTCCTATCTTAGAATCTGGGAGGATTCAGAGGGGCCGGAGAACTTCCATATCGTTCCGCTGATGCCATACGCTTCCCCCGTTGGTTCCTATACTTCCGCTACAGTAACATTCACCCTGGAGGGGACGCCGACGGTGGGGGACTATATCGAATTGGCTTGGTTGGATCAGCATCAGAATTATCAGTTCGCGGCTGGGGATACACTGGCGACAGCGGTGGCGGGATTGGCGGGGTTCATCAACGCCAACACTGCGACCAACGGGGTAACGGCGAATTCCAACGGCGCCCAAATTACACTGACTTACAATTTGCAGCCGGGTAGCAACGGGAACCGGATCGGAGTGTATGGGACGATTCACGGAGCGCAAACCGAATCGTGGTCCCCGGCATGGGGCATGTTCGCTGGTGGAACGTCGCCACAACAATGGCAAATCAGTCTGAATTTCGGCAATCTGACTGATAATACGCAGCAGCAGGTTCCAGCTCAGAACGTCCGCAAGGTGCGATGGACATGGGCGGCCGATTTGCAGCTTGGAAACTTTCAAGGCGGTGAGTTCGCGGTTTCGGTGACGAATTGGCAGGTCACGGGCGCGAACGTGACATATTCCGTGGCCGGACCGGGAAGTCAACGAATCGAAGATAACTCTTCGCAGGTTGCGTATAGCGGTGCGTGGTTACTAGAGACCGGGAATTACTCGGGAGGATCGATTCATCATAGTACCAACCCGAACGATAGCCTGGTATGCACTTACGCGGCCGACCAGACGCACCAATTGTATGTGGGAACGAGGTACACCAACAACGGTGGGGTGATCACAATAAAGGTGGACTCGAACCCACCGCAAGCGGTGAATCTGTGCAGCCCTTTGGAGGACGTTCTTATCCGGGTGTCGGCCGGGGAGTTCACCGGGGGCGTTGCCCATAAGGTAACGATTACAAACACAGGCGGCGCCGGAACGGACGTATATTTCGATTTTCTGGAGATTGCGTATCCGACGCAAACCTTGCCGAGCTTCCCGGCGATTGCGGACAGCACTCTGGCTACCGACTGGGATACGAACCATTCCCTGGCGCTGCCGCCCGAACGGACGGCGTGGCTCATCCACACCTTGGGATTCCAGGGCCGGGCGAACCATTACGCTGGAGCGCTGTGGTTCTACGAGCTGTATAACTTCGGCAATCAGTATGCGACGGCAACCATCGTATTCTCAGGTACGCCTGAGTTTGGCGGCACTACGGAAATTGCGCTTACGGGAAGCAGCCTGCAACACGTAAACCTGATTGGCGACTCAGCGGAATCGATTGCAACGTGCTTTGCACTGTGGATTACGGCGGGGTCGTCGGCAGTTTGGGCGCAAGCTTCCGGCGCTACGTTGACAATCACCGCCCGTACGATGGGGAGCGGGGGGAATGGGATCAGCATCGCGGCGAGCACCGGGAGCAGCGCGTTCACGGCGTCATCGAGCCAAAGCGCGCTTGCCGGAGGCGTAGATGGGACCTGGTACACGGATCTGTACGCGGCGCCCCGAATCAATCGGGCCGCACGGGATTGGAGCATCAGCTTTTTTCAGTCGCTGAACGGCTATGGGATAGATGTGACAGCGTCGTTCAGCACTGAGTTGGGCAACGGCGACGATCGCGCCAGCACGGGAATCGCCCAGATGTATCCGGATGGCCCCGTGTGGGTGAACACGCCGGCGCTGCAAACCAACTTCAGCCCGGCCAGCCTGGCGTTTTGGCAGGAGGTGTACGCCGAAATGGCCGGACTGATGGCCAGCGCGGGCATTCGTCCGTATCTGCAATTCGGCGAGGTGCAGTGGTGGTACTTCGCGGACGCCTCGGGGATGCCATTTTACGACGCATATACGACCAGCACCTTCGCGGCGCAGCAAGGGCGGCCGATGGCGGTGATTCCCAGCCAAACGGCAGACCCGGGCCAGTATCCGCAGGAATGCGCCTTCCTGCCGGGCTTGATCGGGCAATTCACCGAGGCAATTACCAAGTACGTGCAGCAACAATATTCGAATACTCAGTTCGAGGTTTTATATCCAGTAGACACCAACGATACCGCCCTGAATGAAATTATTAATTTCCCAGCGCAGTATTGGACTCCCTCGGTATTAGCATGTCTGAAAACCGAGAACTTCACATACACAGGCGACCGCAATCTGAACCAGGCGCGCCAGTCGATTCAATTTCCGATGAGCC